TGCTCCTTATATCCGATCGCCTCCCACGGTCCATACGGTACAGTGATACAGATCACTCCATCCGGTGTCAGATGTTTTTTCAACTCATCCACGAGAATCCACGGTTCAGGGTGATGTTCCAAAACCTCACATGCCAAAACCATATCCCATTGACCATTGAAACTCTTTTTAAGTTCATTCTCATCTCCTATAAAAAACTGGACATTGGGTTCCTTCGCTGTTTCATCAAAAACCCTGTCTTTCCATTCACGGGCAATCCTGATATTCGACTTAACTAAATCTATCCCAACATATTCTATCTCAGGATATCTCTCGACCAGATTCATAACATAATGACCATGGGCACATCCGAAATCAAGAATCGTCTTCGGTTTGAATTTCTCGATCATCGTACATACAGCCTCATATCTCGGTTGACCGTTGAGATTCTCCGGTCCATACTCGACACCTCGATCCTTCTCGTACTGATAATATCGAGTATAATGATCCTTGTACTCATCATCGAAATAGAAATAATAATTCTTCTTGATCTCATCCATGAAATCATCCGGTACTCCATCGACTTTTGTCGTCGCCACAATATCCGAATGCCTTTCAAGGTGTTTCAATAATCTGATCTTATCCTCAGACTTCTTCTCAATGAGATCCTCAAACATATCGATCCACTGCTCGGCTGCACTCTTCCACGTCTGTTTTTTCGCAATCGCCCTCCTGTTAAGACTCGACCACTTATCACCATGGAAGATTCTCTTTACTTCTTTAATGAATCTCTTCTTATCGACCTTCCCATTATGAGGCAATAGAACCGCCCCTCCGTCTCTTGTGGTCTCCGGCAATGCTCCTGTCCTGAATCCGAGAAAGGGCAATCCAGACGCGAACGCTTCCAGCGCCATCATACAACTCGTGTCCTCAAACATGGTCGGGTAAACATACAATTTACACTGGGCCATTTTCTCTGCCAACGACCTTTTTCCAATATGACCTAATAACTCGACATTCGGCAATTTCCGGCAACAATCCCACAGGTATTCATACATCCCCGCCATTTGAGGGGTCGTATTCTGGTAACCACATACATACAACTTGAAATCCGGCAATGACTTCATAATACAATCATCGCCCCCGACTAAATTTTCAAGACCTCTTTCCGGTCTCGAGGCAAAGATCAAGGATTTCTCTTCTCTCTCAAAATCTTCCAGGTCATCATACTCACTATAATTGACACCATTCCATGAGGGTGTGATGAACTCCTTGGGGATTCCATAGATTTCCGAGACCTGGTTCCGGTGAAACTCCGAGACAGTAACCACTTGATCAAGATTGAATAGATGTTGCTGGACAAATCCCAACTGGCGATATAGGGCGATGTCGTGTAACCACCATACATTTAATTTAGAATTGATAAATGATGTAAAAGCAAAAGGATGACGCTGAATAATACAGACATCAAAAGGCACTCTCGCCGAGAAATTGAATCTCTCCCCCAGGGGTGAGGCATCACTCCTCTCTCCGACATACTCATATTGTACTCCATCCCATACACCGGGATGTTGACTCTCCGTGAACATATAAACATCATGACCCATTTCCTTAAATTCCCGGGCCATGTAATACCCTGCCGACTCCGACCCTCCGAGACTCTCCCCTTTCGGTATTGTATCCCCATTGAACGGCATTCCTCCGACATGAATTAGAATGAACATACTCTCTCCTTTCTAAAATCCCTATACGATCTATTGACCGCCTCAGAAAAACCTCTTAGGATTGATCTCAGACGGTCAGGTTTTGAAAATTCTCTCCTCTGATGGTCTCATCATGATAAAATCTTGACTAGGTCCTCTTTTAACATCCCCCTTTCCCAAATCTTCCTTTTTTTTGCAAGGGCCTTCAATTCATCGAACCTCAAATCCTTGATGTCAATGATCGCCTCAACGCCCTTTCCCTCTTCAGAGGTGTCAATCTTCCCTTTCTTTTTCTTGATTCTCTTGGCATCTTCCGTCAACATGGCAAATCTCCTTTCTTGTTTTAAAATTGGGGAGGGGAAATATTCATCCCTCCCCTTCAGTATAACTTAATTAATAAAACGATCGATCTTTTATTGACTCGATCCGACTCCTGTGATTAAGAATGACAGCGCCGATGCCGTGATCTTCTCATCCTGGTAATATCCGATCTCGACTTCCTCGGCCTTCGCCCTTGGTAATTGATGCACTTCGGCAGACATCCCGAGATCCCTGACCGCCGGCCACCTAAATGAATACATGAAAGATGGTTTATCTTTCCTGGGTTTCATCGGGGCATAATAGGTCAAACACTGATCATTCCAGATTTTGGAGAGACTTTCCGTCTGACCTTCATCTGTCGTGTTCCGATAAGTTCCCCCGACTAAAACTCTCTCAACCTCAAATAACGCTTTCACGTGTTCAAGATTGACCATCTTGGCCTTTGCGGTTTGTCCAGTATCTCCCCAAATCCGAGCGATGACCCCGGCATGCTCACGGAACAACCTCCATGAATAACGACCAAATACCAGACTGTTTGGTCTCTGACCTGTGAAATCTTCCACATTATTGATGCCTGTATTGATATCCTTGACAGGATCTGAATTTCCGGCCGTCTCATCCTGCCACCCAGAGGCCACCGCCGAATAACTCCCACAATTCGACCCTGACGTGACCTGTAGGGCGAGGCGGTATTCCCAATTCAGCATCAATTTGTCCTTGACCATCTCCGCTCTCGATGACCTTTCAGACCATACCCAACCCGCATCAGCATTTTTAAGATCCTCATAGGGTATCCGATCTTTCAGGGCATAATTCTTCGCAAAATAGGTTCCGCTCGATACACTCCGACTAATGACATTGGCCTCAGTTGCCGGGGCCCGCTTGTCATCTTCTGTCCTATAGGCATCACCTATATTCCAGATATAATAACCATCGGATTGCTTTTTGACGGTTACAATCGGGGCGATCAGATCACATATAAAACCTTCCGGCCTATACGCAATCGCCACATTACTCAAGGGTACATCGATATGTACATCACGTCCGGTTGATCCATAATGTTTACTTTTCATTTATCCCTCCTTATACTGGTAAATATGGAGCGGTCGGGAACACAAAATCACCTGTCCCGATACTCCCACTGGTCACGGTATTCCGGCACTCACCTACGATGTAAGAACCTGAATCGCCTGTGGTAAACCACCCTGACGTTGTGACGGTTAATTTATCACCCTTGGTCAAAGCCTTCCCTGCTTTGAATTTAGAAACGCCTCTTGTGACGGCACTTCCAAACTCATTTGACTTTGGATTGTTTAACAAGATCCCTCTCGCTTCCTCACCATTATTCGCGATCTTACCATCACACAGGGCAACCGCGAAATACTGATGAGTATTAAGATCTTCCAAGGCCTCGAACGTATCCGTAATTTGAGGTCCTTCAATAGCCATATTCTTGACTCCTTAAACGCTCAGGTAATATCCTATCCCACTGAATAACATACTCCCTTGAGCATTACTCCCGATATTTGCCAGGGCCTTCGCTGTGATATAATCTCCCGAATCTCCGAGAGAGAAATATCCCGATGTGATGACAGTCAAGACATCTCCCAAACTTGAACATTCGGCTGGATCCATTCGACCATGGACTTTCCCTGAGATTACCAAATTAAATTCTGTCCCACTTGTTCCGGCATCGATCGCCACACCATCGGCCTCCTCACCTGTATCCGCTTGTTCCAGATCGTCGAACGCGAGAACCGTTCCGGCAATAACATCGACCTTTGGAGTGACCGCCTCAATGACCGAATCTGCTTGGTCTCTGGCATTCGGGAAAATAAACAATCCTGTCCCGACACTTCCACTGGTGACATCTGCCTTAGATTCTCCGACAACCGGATCATTACTATCGGCTTGCGTGAAATACCCTGAATCGGCAACGGTCAACTTATCCCCTTTAGAGACAGCAAGACCCGCCCTGTATTTCGATTCACCGAGATATGTAATGGTGGCGTGTTCATTGGTTTTGGGTTTATTTTGAAGAATCCCCGACGCCTCTTCTGCATTATTGGCTACCTTTCCATCGATAAGAGCAAAGGCGACATACTGATGTCCATCGGTATTGAGATCCTCCAAGGCCTCAATCGTCATCTTAAATTGAACGTTTTCAGTTGCCATTCTTAATCGCCCTCCTTATCGACCTTGACATCATCCACATAGGATTTTGCCAGATCGGGATTCTCTTTCATCACAAAAGTCATGGCCTCGGAATACTCGACATCGTCATGGTCAGACATGTACTTCCGGACCTTGGCATCGATTTCCTCCTGGGCATTCGCGAACTCTTCTTTCCCGCCTTCCTCTGCCTTCTCACCTTCCAACAGAATCTTTGCGAAATTCAATTTCTTGAACACTTCAAGAGGTATTGAGACACCATTTTCTTTTGTGTAGAGATGGGACTCATCTTTCAAGATGTAATCCCTAGCGGCCGGGGTCAATTTTCCGGCCTTGACTAACTCCTCACAATACGAGGTGAAACTTTCAGACTCGGTTTTGGCCTTCGCTTCCTCATCCTTTTTCTCTCTCTCCGCATCTTTCCGCTTGAATTCCTTCAAAGCATCTTCGGCCTTTTTCTTGTCCTCAGTTTCTTTCTTGATCTTCGCCTCATATTCTTTTTTTTCTTGCTCGTTCATTAGATCCTCCTCATACTCAATATTCTTTACAATCTCACCGTTTACCACTTCGGCTGAATAAACTATGTACCTCTCGAAATCACCATCATATTTCGACAAATACGCTTCCAGATCTTCAAGATTGTCGACTGCCGGAAAATCCGCTCCTAATAGTGCGATCCCACCAAGGACCCGCTTAAAGGTCTTGCCGTCGCAACTATAATTCCAGAATATTTCCGATGACACTCTTTTATATAGACCATTCTTAATGGCCCTGTAAACGATATCAGGCACTTGACCCAATTTCGCTATCAGCTTTTCTCCCTCCCTCTTCAATCCAGTGACCCATCCGAGGGCAGGGAGACCATCTTTCCATTTACCTTTATGACCCAACTTGACCGGAGGCTTGACCCTTTCTTTTAATTCCCCGAAATTCGTCACAATATCGTCGAGATCCTCCTCGGTATATTCATCACCATTCCAGTTCCCGACGCTGAATATCTCAATGTCGATATCAAACACCTTGAGCTCATCATCAATAAAATTGCGATTATTCCCTTGATCTTTTCGACTTGCCCAATAGCAATTTGAAGGTTCATAATTACCATCGTTATTTTTACGTTCTATTGTTAACCCTGTCTTACGGGCACCCATATCCTGCATGAAGTTCTCGAAACTGTCTCGCCATCTTTTACATACAGAAATCCCACGACCTCCATATCGTTCATAATCTTTATCGTTATTATTCAGACACCGTGATTTCATTGATGTCCATATCGAATAGTCTTGATCTCGCGACATTGCCATTTTCTCTTTCTTCCAATTCCCCTCGGCATCCTTCGACCATCCCGCATTTTTCACGGCTCCCCACGCGATCTTGTTCTGTCTCTCCTCGTCCCCTGGGTACTGATCGACCGCCGAATTAAAGGCATTTCTCCAAATCTCCTGGGCCTCCTTCGGTATCGCTTTGACACCATCCGGTAAACTATCTAATGTTGGATATGGCATTTTATGAACCTCCTTAACGATTAAGCTGTGAGGACTCTTGGTTCCTCTATAATTATACCCCTCGGTACATCATGATGACAACTCTGACATA